TGTCAGAATATGAACTTCCATGAACTGGATACTATCACGACTAGGGTGGGCCAAGACTCAAAGATTATGTATTGTGGTGACTTTGATCAGTCTGATCTACAGAGAACCAATGAGAAGAATGGACTACATGATTTTCTACGTATCCTAGAAGAGATGGATGAGTTTAATTGTACAGAGTTTACAATAGGTGATATTGTACGTTCTGGTTTTGTTAGAAACTATTTGATCAACAAGATCAAACTTGGAATAGGGATGGATTAATCAAATGAATATGGAAAAATTACAAGAGGAGCTAGAAAATGATGAAGGAGTCAAGTATGAAATATATAATGATCATCTTGGTTATCCTACTTTTGGCATCGGGCATCTCATATTGGATTCTGACCCCGAATATGGAAGTGATACAGGAACCGAAGTTAGTGAAGATCGAGTCAAAGAAGCGTTTGCCTCAGACGTTGTGGGAGTTGTGTCTGACTGCGAAACCCTCTACCCAGACTTCGAAGAACTGCCAGAAGATGCTCAAAGAATAATTGCAAACATGATGTTCAATATGGGACGCCCTCGTTTGAGTAAGTTCAAGGGTATGAAACGTGGTGTAGATGCACAAGATTGGAATATGGCTGCAGATGAGATGGTTGATTCTAGTTGGTACAAACAGGTTACTAATCGTGCAGATCGTTTAGTAGAAAGGATGAGGAGTATATAATAGTGATAGGGGTAATAGTTTTTGTATTTTTTGCCTATAATGTTATTGAGATATTAAAAGTAATAGGTTAATTTGAAGCGGTATATTATAAAAGGATAAATTATGATCGAAATAAATTATGCATTGAACACGATATTTTTTCTAGTATCGGGTGCAATGGTTATGTGGATGGCTGCAGGATTTACTGCCCTAGAAGCAGGTTCAGTACGAACCAAAAATGTCACAGAAATTTTAACTAAGAATGTAGCACTATTTTCAGTAGCATCTATCGCATTTTTGTTTTTAGGTTACAGGTTAATGTATGGGTGGAATGAACCAGATACACATTCCATGTATGCTGATTTCTTTTTCCAAATGGTATTCGTTGCAACCGCAATGTCTGTTGTTTCGGGTGCAGTCGCAGAAAGAAAGAAACTTTGGTCATTCCTAATATTTGCAGCCATATTCTCGGCAGTTATCTATCCACTAGAAGGTTCTTGGACTTGGGGTGGTGGATTCCTAAGTAAACTAGGATTTTTTGATTTTGCTGGTTCTGGTATAGTTCATATGGCTGGTGCGGCCGCCGCCCTTGCATCTGTAATTATGATTGGTGCTCGTGATGGAAAGTATGACAAGAACGGAAAACCCAAAAATATTCCTGGCTCAAATATGCCTCTTGTTGCAATAGGTACATTAATTCTATGGTTAGGTTGGTTCTTCTTTAATGGTGGTTCGCAACTAGCGTTCTCTACCATTGCAGATGCAAATGCATTAGGTAAGATATTTGTCAACACTAACATGGCCGCCGCTGGTGGTTTGTTGGGTGCTATGATTGTATCTAAACTATGGACAAAGAAAGTCATTCTCAATGTAACTCTCAATGGTGCATTGGCAGGATTGGTAGTTATTACTGCTGATCCATATTCACCAAGTCCAGAGATTGCTGTACTTTATGGTGCGTTAGGTGGTATACTAGTCCCACTGTCTATGACACTCCTTGAGAAGTGGGGTATTGATGATCCTGTAGGTGCAATTTCTGTACATGGTACTGCTGGTATACTTGGACTACTATTAGTTCCTATCTTTAATTCAGATGCATCAATATTGATTCAAGTATTGGGTATTGGTGTTATCGGTGGATTTGTATTCATCACATCTTTAGGGATATGGTGGGTATTACATAAGACTATTGGTATTCGTGTAGGTAAAGAAGAAGAATCAGTTGGCTCTGATATGTACGAAGGTACAGGAAATGCTTATCCAGAATTTATGGATAAGTGACTTGACAAAGTAAGGTAAACAAGGTATAGTAATTAATAATGAAGGATAAATTATGGAAAATGTGACTCACCGAAAAAGTGATAAGGTCTGGGATTATGATGCGATTGATGCCCAACGTAATGAAGAATGGGGTGGCATCCATAAACTCGTAACAGATCATGCCGTAGAGAAGCGTGTAACAGCAGAAGAGATTGCTAAACGAAACTCTATATTTTACAACCACAAAGAGATTAATAAATAATGTTTAACCATTTGAACGTGGAGTTGCCCCCCATAAGCGCAACAACAACTGACGGTGTTCGTCTTTATGCAACGCCAGAAGGAAACAAGTATCCCTCAATCACAACCATTCTACAAGTCCGTAATAAGTCTGGGCTGACTGAGTGGCGTAAACGTGTAGGTGAAAAGACTGCAAACTACATTGCTGGCAAGGCTGCTGCACGTGGTACTAAGGTTCACCATATGTGTGAGGACTATCTAAACAATATGAGTACTGACTTTCCAGAAGAATGGAAAAAGCATGAGAAGAATTTTTTACCTTTATGTTTGTTTAATCAACTAAAAAATCAAGTCCTGCAAAAAATAGATAACATCCATGCACAGGAGGCAGGACTCTATAGTGATAAATACAAGGTGGCGGGTAGAGTTGACTGTATCGCAGAGTACAATGGAGTGCTGTCGATTATAGACTTTAAGACCTCAACCAAAGAACGTAGTGACGCTTGGAATGAAAACTATTACATTCAATGTTCTGCTTATGCAGAGATGTATGAAGAAAGAACTGGTACAGAGATAGATCAGATTGTTATACTATGTGTGACAGAAGATGGAACTGTACAAGAGTTTGTAAAAGAGAAATATGATTACCTAGATGCATTGGTAGAAACCGCTACCATATGGAGAGAACAAAATGAAACACTTAGCCATAATATTGGCGGTGGTTCTGTTAATGGGTTGTCAGACCAACAATAATACTCCCAAAGACCTAACATCGTCAATACCAGTAATAGAATCAGAAAAAGATTTGCCAGAAGATAAAAAAGATAAACCCGTGGTGGAGGGATTTATAGTACAGAAACCTGTTCTTTGTGGCCCAGCTGATGTTTTCCTAAAAGGTATTGAAATAACTTCCCAAGAAAAACCTATCGGTTTTTGGATAGATTCCCAGTATGGAAATAAAGTTATGTTCTTGCGTAATGCTGATACAGGATCGATAAGTGTTCTTGAGTTCATACAAAATGAGTATGCTTGTTTTATCTCTGTTGGTCAACAATCACAGATGGTGCCTGACTATGAGCCTACGAAAAAGGGTAAAAAAATTAAATTCTAAAAGTGCCTTGACTAATCCTTATAGATGTGGTATAAATATAATACAATTTGATGATACGGATTAAATGCTGAACTGGACGGGAGTGCAATTCTCCCCACCTCCACCAAATCCCATATACTCATATGGGGGTGAATTAGGATCGACAGGCAGAGATAGATTACGAGGAGAATTGTCGGATGACTGCGTTATTGGTCAACAAAGTAAATGCAAACGATAATTTTGCATATGAGGATTTTGCACTAGCTGCATAATCTGTCGGGGTTCGGGGAGTAACCTAGCAACAGAATACTCCCCACTTTATTCGAAAAGGGTATTGACATATAGATAAGACTATGTTATACTCTGCTCATACTAAGAATTCAAGGGAAACCTTGATGAGTTTGGAAGTTCTCTAAAAACTACCATATAAAAGTTGATGCTTTTTTCAACTTATTTGTCATGTAAAGGATATTTTATGACTACTACTACCCAGGCCGCTAAGGTCGAAGCCGCACTTGTAAACGGTGCATCACTAACTGCTAAACAGATTACATCACGTTATGGTGTTAAGAACGTTCGTTCGGTAATCAGCAAACTTCGTTCTGAAGGTCTTACGATCTATCTGAATAAGCGTGTTTCCTCTTTTGATGGACAGGCCTACATGAAGTACATGATTGGTACTCCTACTCGAGCAGTAGTTGCAGCCGGTTATCAGGCACTACGTTCAGCGTAATTGTCTAACGGGTCATGCCGTAATACATGCGAGTGGGGTCTATGGTTAACCCCACACTTTTTTTATATAGAGGTATTTTATAATGGCACTAACAACATCAAAGATTTTCGCACAGAAAATTGAGGAAATTGTTAAACAAAAACATATTACGCATATGGAAGCAGTACTTTGGTATTGTACAGATC